TTGAGGGTATGTCCGAGCCATGGTTCGACATGCCATGGCAGACGACTCGGGGCTACATGGGCGAGGATGTGTTTTTCTGCAAGAAGGCACAGGAACTCGGGTACAAGGTCTACATCGACCACGATGTGTCCAAGGAGATTGGGCACATTGGCACGTTTGAATTCCGACACGACCACACATGGATCGTGAAAGAGGAAATGGACAAAGAGGCTGAAAATGGCACTTAGCACATACGCAGAGTTGAAGACATCCATTGGCGACTGGCTCAACAGGTCCGACCTGTCGGCCACCATCCCTGACTTCATCAGCCTGGCAGAAGCGCAGATCGAGCGCACGCTGCGCACCCGGCAAATGATTGTTCGGGCCAATGCGTCCTTTGACCAGCAGTATGGCGCTGTGCCTTCTGACTTCTTGGAAGTAAAGTCGCTCAAGCTGACCAGCACCAACCCACCAACGCCTCTGTCGTTCCTGACGATTGACTCGCTGGACGAGCAGTCTTCCAGCTACACAGCCAGCGGAAAGCCAAGGTTTTTTGGTGTGGTGGGCAACCAGTTGCGCATCCTGCCAACACCTGATGGCACATACACCACCGAGTTGACCTATTTCGCCAAATTGACGAAGTTGTCAAATAGCGTGACCACCAACTGGTTGCTGACCTCCAGCCCCGACATTTATCTGTACGGTGCGCTGCTGCAAGCTGCGCCTTACCTGCAAGACGATGCGAGAATTCAGACATGGGCAACGCTGTATGAGCGTGCCTTGAATGATCTGCGCACAGCCGATGATCGGGGCGCATCATCTGGGGGCACGCTGTTGACCCGAGCAAAAACTTTTGGATAAGGAACCGAAGCCATGTCATCTTTTACCGACTACACCGAAAGCCTGGTGCTGACCTGGCTCCTGACCAACGGCAGCGCCACACGCCCGACAGCTTGGTATGTGGGCCTGTTCACGGCTGCGCCATCTGACACTGGTGGTGGCACTGAGGTGACCGGCAGCGGCTACGCACGCACGGCCACGGGCACCATGACGATCTCGGGCACATCGCCCACCACGGCCACCAACGCTGCGGCCATTGAGTTTGCTGCGGCCTCTGGTGGCAATTGGGGTTCCATCGGCTGGGCGGCCATCTTTGACGCCAGCACGGGCGGCAACATGATCGCCTGGGCGGCTTTGAGTACGGCACGCACCATTAACGATGGCGATGTGCTGCGCATCCCTGCTGGCGACCTCGATGTCACTTTGACATGACATGGCTGCATATGGCCTCGGCAATTATGGCGCTGGGCAATACTCTGATCCACGGGTAGGGTACGGCGGCGGCTCTTATGGGGTGGGCAACTACTCCAGAGGCTCTTTTGAGCCTGCTGTCAGTGTTGCGGCCACCAGCGCCCTGGCCATCGGCGGCATTGTGGTGTCGCAGCCCCGTGTGGACATCGCGGCGCAAAGCGCGGTGTCTGTCAGTGCCACCAGGTTTGTTTCTGCATCTGCGTCCATAGCAGCCACCAGCGGTGCGTCTGTCTCTGTTGTCAGAACAACGGCCACTGCTTTCTCAGTTACCGCAGCCAGCAGCATGGCCACCAATGCGGTGCGGTATGCCATAGGGGCAGCAGCGGCTGCATCGGCCTCCAGCGCCAGCATAGCGGCCCTGCGCGTGGCCATTGCCAGCGCCACAGCCCAAGACGCCAGCACCATGGCCATCAATGCTGTGCGCGTGCCATTGGTTCAGATTCTGATTGAAGACTTTGGCCAGATGACGGTATCCACCAACATCATCGGCTCCAGTGGCGCGACGATGGCGGGGCAATCGTCCATGGAGGTGGCTGCAATTCGCAGGCAGTCATTTGCGCTGTTACTTGCTGCGCAGTCTTCCATGGCCGTGGATGCTGGCCTAAAATGGCAAGCAGAATCCGACACATCCGAAACTTGGTCAGCAATTGGTGACACCAGCGAAACCTGGACATCTATTTCCGACACATCCGAAACATGGTCTGGAATTGATGACACCAGCGAAAGCTGGACGCCAATTGCTGACAATACTGAATCCTGGCAAATTGCCGCATGAGGTGAAAAATGGCTGATACAACCACGACCAACCTTTTACTGACCAAGCCCGAGGTGGGCGCGTCAGCAGACACTTGGGGCACCAAGATCAACTCTGACTTGGACACCATCGACGCATTGTTTGATGCTGGCCCTGCACTGAAGGTGGCCAAAGGCGGCACGGGCCTGACATCCCTGACTGCTGGCTACATCCCCTACGGCAACGGCACATCGGCGTTTGGCAACGAGTCCAACTTGACCTATGACGCCACCAACAACCGTCTGGGTGTGGTCGGTACGGGTTACAGCCCCAACATCACGTTGACCGATGCGGCAACAGTAGCTTGGGACACGACAACAGGCCAAGTGGCTACCTTCACCTTTGTGTCAAGCAACAGGACGATGGGAGCGCCTTCTAGCCTTGTCTCTGGTGCTTTCTATGCACTGGCTGTGATCCAGAACGCTGGCAGCAACACACTGACATGGAACAGCGTGTTCAAGTGGACTAGCGGCACTGCACCAACACTGTCCACTGCGGCGAGTGCAAAAGACTATTTTGTGTTCCGCTCTGACGGTACAAACCTGTACGAGCAAGGCCGTTCACAGGGGGTTGCATGACCTTTCCCGTCTTCTCGGCTGGCACAAGCGCCTACAACCTGACCAACTCTTTGCGGTTTCGCAGCAGTGCGTCTGCGTATTTGAATCGGACTCCTGCGAGTGCTTCAAACCGCAAAACATGGACTTGGAGTGGTTGGGTTAAAAGGGGTGCGTTGGAGGGCGCATTTCAGTCTGTGTTTGAAGCAGGTAATGTTTCAGACCAGACTACCACTGAGCTATTTTTCAGTTCTGATAACACGCTTCGCCTCACAGCATGGACAGGCGCGTCTTCGCCTTCCGCCGTAACAACGGCAGTTTTTCGTGACCCATCGGCTTGGTATCACATTGTTGCTGTTTTTAACAGTCCAAATGCTACAGCCGATGACCGAATGATTTTGTATGTCAACAATGTAAGACAAGCCCTATCTACAAATTTACCGCCAACACAGAATTTGGATTGGGGTGTAAATAACAATTGGATTCATACGCTTGGCAGAACTGCTAGTTCCGCAGTTGGTTACTTTGACGGCTACATGGCTGAGATCAACTTCATTGATGGTCAAGCCCTGACACCCAGCAGATTTGGTTCAACCAACGCTGTCACTGGCGTGTGGCAACCTGCCAAGTACACAGGCACATACGGCACAAACGGGTTCTATTTGCCGTTCACCAACACCACCAGCACGACCACTCTGGGCAACGACTTCAGTGGCAACGGCAACAACTGGACCACGAACAACATCAGCCTGACACCGGGGGTGACCTACGACTCCATGACGGATGTGCCGACACTGACCAGCCCGACTGCGGCAAACTTTGCTGTGTTGAATCCGTTGAGCACCGCAAGTGTTTTTTCAATCACAAACGGTAACTTAACAGCGTCAAGTAGCACACCAACAGGAACACAACCTGCATCGTTTTTCCTGACGAGTGGCAAGTGGTATTGGGAAAGCATCGGCAACGCATACGCTGGTGCGGTTTGTGGCTTAAATGGCGCAAGGTTCACAGGCTCTATTAGCGCAACAGGGTCAAACGGTATTGGTTATTGGGAAGGTGGTTTGGTCTATTGGGACGGAGGAAACTCTGGTGCAGGGCCAGCAAGCTACACATCAAGCGATGTTATTGGTGTCGCTCTTGATATGAACGCCGGAACAGTAGCGTTTTACAAAAATAACAGTCTTCAATTCACCGCTACTTTTGGCTCAGGGACTGTTCCAAACCTGAGTTCAGGATGTTTCCCTTGCTATAACCAAGGGCAATCTGGCGGGACTAAAACGGCCAACTTCAACTTCGGTCAGCGCCCCTTTGCCTACACACCGCCAAGCGGCTTTGTTGCGCTCAACACGTTCAACCTGCCAAGCTCAACGATCCCTGCTGGCAAC